AACCTAATTAGTTTAACAATAATTAGGTCCGTAATTTGGATTCGCTGAATTTTCACCTTGTACATGAATCACCCCTTTCGCAAGGGGGCACGAAGCATGGTGAAGTATCCGGTCTTAAAAGAAAAGTCAAATCTTTTAAGAAAAGCAGTTCAATGACTCATTTACCCTATTAATTTATTAATAGGGTGGATGGGATTCTCACCTCTTTTTCCAAACCTAAACCAATTGGTTAAGGAAGATGAGAAGAATAGTGAGAAACGAGCTAAACGTATAGAAGCCATTCGAAAGAATGACCTTCTGGCTCTTCGAAAAGTCCATAGTTTTGTTAAAGAACTAAGGACTCCTCGTATAGTAAATATCTTAGATAAATTACTATCGAGTCAGGAGGCCTTTCTTAAGAAAGGTCATCCATACGTTGTAGCTAAGTGAATAAAAGAAGATTTTCTGATTGTTAAGAATTATTTCTTAATAGGGAAGATTACTCCAGTGGACCAAAGATCAGTATGACGAAAGACAAGTCGTACTGTTCCAGTTCCTGGGTATTTAATCCCGGTGCTCACAGAAAAGTGAACACCATCAGAGAAAGCCCTTTTTATATCATACTTCCGATCCTATCGAGTTATACTAATAGAAGGTCCTCATAAACTTTCAACAGTTTATGATGGTCTTGGTTTTTCTGCATTTTTCAATGTAGTCAAACTAAGTTACCTTTTCTTATGTAATGATTCGATATGAGTCTCTCTTGGTATACCAAAAGTTACTGTTTCGAACAAGTTGAAACAGACTATAAATCCTGAAGCATTATGAAGTCCTGGATCTTTAAATCTAAGGACTTGACAAGCTTCAGGACCTAATGGTCCTGATCTTCTTGGTCGATTAGCGGATGTATATGCATTTTCCAACAAACCCTTTTTGATTATGTCTTCTGAAGTCATATCAAAGTTTAACTTATCCATTTTAGGATCTTCAGGATGTAAAGATGTTATCTTTTCACCCCGAGGTCTCCTAAATTGAATAGGTTGAACTAAGATTTGAAATCTTAAGGATAATCTTAAAGGGGGACATCTCCATAATTTAATAAACTTCGGAAAAGTCCGTCGTTTAGTAAGTTTTGGTGATGGTATTGGAAAGTGACGATACATTGCCATTAGAGATTGATTAACTCAATTAACTCTAAAGCCACTTCATGCTGTTCTTATGGAGTATCTTAAGGCTCTGCCTCAAGATGCAACATATGATCAACGTAAAGTGCGCCAGTGAGCTCTAGAAATACATAGGCTTGGTAAGCCTGTATATTCTTTAGATCTCTCTGCAGCAACCGATCGTATACCTATCTTAATTCAAGCTCAGATTCTCCGTGCTCTTTTTCCACAATGTGGTCCAAGAGTATGGGTTTCTTGATATTGGATAATAGTTGGTGAGTTCTTTTACTCTAAACAGTTTGGTGTCTTAAGATACCAAACCGGTCAAGGTATAGGAACTTACTCATCTTGAGCAGTAATGGCTGTAAGCCATCACGTGCTCGTCCGTATGAGAGCAATCTCATGTGGAATTTCCAATTTTCAAGACTACTTGATTCTTGGTGATGACATTGTCATTGCCAATAAGCAAGTAGCTGAGTCTTACATTAAGACAATAGAGAGTATTGGGATTTCAATTTCAATTCCAAAAAGTGTTATCAGTAATGATACACATTTTGGGGTTGAATTTGCATCCCGATACATCATTGCTGAAGGTGTGGATATTTCACCATTATCAATCGGCCATCTCTTCGAGCCTACAGTTGAAAGACTGTTTGCTCTCTGAGATGAGCTTCTTGAACGTGGTTATGAATTCAATGCTTGGCCAAATTATTGACACGCTTATGATTTTAAATCTCATTTTCCATTAGCTGATAAAGCTATTGGTCATGAGGAATTAAGTACAGTTTGAGCATATGGAAAGGTATTCTCCTTTTGGGATACTTTACCTCTCCATATAGTTCAATCTGGGTTTTTAGAGGCACCGTTAGGTTCTCCTCTTCAAACCGAGGAAATACGTTCGATTTGGGAATCTCTTCCCATTTCGAAGTATATTCTTTACCTTAAAGAATTAAAGAATCGAAAGATATCTTTATTCAATAAGTCACTTAATTCTGCCGAATTAGTCATATTCGATAGGACAATGTTTAAAAACAAAGTCCTAAAGAATATTCCTAAACGACAATTTGAGGCCATAAACTACCTCGATACTTGGGATGAGCTTTGGATTCTGTTCCAATCTCCATTTCTATCGGTTCAAACCCGATTAGAAATTAAGATGGAAGAAATCCTAGCCTCCAAATGTGATAACTCTCTTCCAATACCTTATGGTGGAATTCAATTCCATCGTAAGTATTGGGAAGGTTTAACTTTATTACCTGATTCTCTTGAAGATCTTGAAGAATTAACTCTTCTTTCTATAGGACCTCTAGCGTTGTTCTTACGATCAACGTTTGAGATATCTTATAAGAAAGGAATTAAGAAATTAAGATCAACTCGATTATCAGGTGCTAAAATTAAAATGTTATGGGAATCATCTTTAAAAGTTAATTCAATTAAGGGATTATTGAAAAATAATGTCCTTAAGAGATTTCAACCTTCATTGACTATTCCAGGGAATAAATTTATTATATGTAAATATATTAAACCTACTCCTCGTATTTTTACCTTAAACAAGTAAAATATGACATAACTATCGAAGACCTCAG